TAAATGCAACTAATGTAAAATCTGCAACAGTTCTAGCAAAGGCAACTAAAAAGGAAAAACAATTAGTTACAAATGCAGTTGCAACCATTACCCAAATGAAAAGCGAAATTAGTGAACTAAAGAGTGAGATAAGTCAATTTAAAGTTGATACAATCTACATTCACGATACAGTTCTAATTAAAGAAAAAAAGAATTTTTGGGGTAAGACTAAAACCGATACAACTAATTAAGATGAAGCAATTTTTTACCGAAGATAACGGAAGGTTATCTATGAAGCGTTTATGTGGTTTGATGTGCGTTGTAGCGTTATGCATTACAATGTATCATAACTCATTTAGCGAATTAAGTAAAGCACCAAGTGAGGCATTAGTGTACGCAGTTGCAACATTGGCTTTTGGATGCCTAGGATTAACAACCGCAGAGAAAATATTCAAAAAAGATTAATATGAAAATATCCGAACATTTAGATTTAAGCGAAGTAATCCGAAGTGAAACTGCAAAACGACATGGCATCTCAAATATGCCAATTGATGCGCATATTGAAAACTTTAAATTGCTAGCTGAAAATGTATTTGAAAAGGTAAGGAATCATTTCCGTTGCCCTATTCATATCAGTTCCGGATATAGATCAAAGGAACTTAATGCTTGCACACCTGGGGCATCACCCACCTCTCAACATAGCACGGGAGAGGCAATTGATATTGACATGGATGGGAGTGCAAATGGCGTTACCAACACAATGGTATTTAATTACATTAAGGATAATTTAGAATTTGACCAATTGATTTGGGAATTTGGAACAAGTGCAAATCCGGATTGGGTTCATGTATCTTATGAGAGTACCGGTAAGCAAAGAAAACAAATCTTAAAAGCTACAAGAGTAAACGGCAAAGCTCATTACCAAACATATAAGTAAAAAAGAACGGCCCCCAAAGATATTAAATCTTGAGAGCCGTGTTAGTAGATGGGGGAACGAAATATGTTATAGTTTCATAACTAATTTTTGATACTCTTCCTTAAAATCATAATCAGTTTGCAACATATTATTTGTTGATTTAATCGCATTGATTACTGTTGTATGATCACGATTAAACGCAATACCAATCTCATCCAATGTGAGCAAAGTATTATATCTCAAGATATGCATCGTTAATAATCTTGGAATGGCAACAACCGACTTCCTACTTTTGGACTTAATATCATCCATTGATATATTAAATTGCTCGCATGTGTTTGCGATAACTGTATCAATATACTGCAATACTTTCTTTTTTGGCATTGTCTTAAAGCCAATCTTTGCTTTCTTAATTCCCGGCATTATCATGTAGTTCATTTTTGTTAATTTTAATCTCATCAAATATACCAAATGATTCTGCTTTTTTTATATGTCTTACAAATGTATGAAATGACATCTCATCATTTTGTAATAAATGGGTAAGCTTACCCACCAGGTCAATCTTCTCAATAATTGTTAACTCAATCCATTCTTTGTGGTTTGGCATCTCCTTTGATTTTATAGATAAAAAATAATGTTACATAAAGCAAGCACGCTAATGGTACTGCAAATAAGAAAAACTTTAATAGTGATAAAATTGCTCGAATCATAATTAAATATTTTGTAAAAAAGCCGTGATTAAAAATGCGGTGATTAAAATAACGACCGCTTGAAAATTGTGGTTTTGTTGCTTATTCATTTTAGTCGATTTGATTATAATTAATAAGTTTTACTTCATAACCTAAAGCAAGATATTTTTCCATCTTAAACTTTAATATGTCTAAAGTAAATTCCTCAATCGGAATTAAAATAGTAACCCAATTGTCAGTAGTGCCTTTTTTGTAAATTTTAAATAATTTTTTCATAGATATATGATTTTGTTTAGAAATCAAAGCTATGTTATTTTAATTTAATAAAAAAATATTTTTAATATATTTTTTTAAAGTGCCTCAAAGTGTAGTCTTTTTTGGCTTGGACCATGTTAAAAATGCGCTCCTCAATGCCTCCAACGGTGAATATCCAAAACACTTTTGAGGCTATTGTCCGGTCCTTGGTTTGCATCCTTGCCCTTGATTGCCAATAGCTTACCGCTGAAAAGTCTATATTGTACATGACAAGCGCATCGGCCGTGCTTAAATTTATGCCCTCCCTTCCGCTTTGCACCTGGCTTATAAATACCGCATCGCCGCCGGCCTTATTGAACTCTTGCGGATCATCATATGAGTTTTTAAAAGTTGCCTTTAAAAGCAACCCCTCGGCTATGTATTTATAAAAGATGGCTATCTTTTGATCCTTAAACCTTTCCTTAATAAAATTGGCTTTTGTGTGATCAAAGATAATTGCATTGCCATCATCCTTTTTAACCGTTCCGCTACATATTTGGTGTACCTTTTGCATCTCTTTGACCGCAGTATCGGCAACAATAATCTCGCCATCCTTTGTCCTAAATAATTTGTCCTTGGTAATCTTATCAATCGCCCATTTGACCTTATCACTCATTGGCACATACAAGATGTCCTCTTGGACTAATGATTCAAATCCGGCTTCCTGTTGGGTATATGTCAAAAACAAATGGTTTATCTCGCATTCAATCAACTCCGTTTTGACATGTGAGTAATCTGCAAGCTCACGATTGAAAACAAATTTTTTCTTTGGGATGCCGTAATGCTTATGCCAGGAGTAAAAGTTTTTATGATCTGCAAATGGAGACTTATCCGATACCCAAAATTGATGGAATATTTGAGCAAAGCTTTCGGGTGTTGGGGTGCCACTTAAATAAATTACCGGCTTACCTTTGCATAATTCCTTTAATGCTTTTGTCCTTTCACTTGGTATTGGGTATTGGCCCAATGAATGAGCTTCATCAATAATAACAAGATCATAAATATTTTCGCATTTATGTACGCTTTCAAAATTAATAATATCTAATTTATATACATAACCGGACAATTTAAAATCATCCTCAATGCTTGAGATGGCTTTTTTCTTTGTAACAAATAATACATGCTCAATACTTAATTTGTTTGCTAATAGTAAACTTGTTAATGTTTTCCCGGTCCTTACTTGCATTGCAAGATATACCAAACCAAATTCATTAATGACCTCAAGGCCCCTATTGGCTATGTCGATTTGATAGTCTCGGAGTTGCATTTAAAATAGTTTTTGTTGCATAATATGATTGTGAATCCTTTTCATAGCTGAATTATAATAATCATAATCAAGCTCACATGCAGTTAAATCAAATCCATAATCATGACATGCAATTGCTATTGAGCCGGATCCTAAATGCGTATCAAGTATTTTATCGTTTTTTATAGCGTATAAATTTAATTGCCATTTGTATAAATCAATACTTTTTTGTGTTGGGTGTATTCTTTTACCATCTATTTTATAAAAACCTCTTTCTCCAACAGGCGGTTGATAAAAACATTTTGAATTTGTATTAAAAGATGTCCAAGCAAATTCTGCCATTGAAAAAGTATGCTTTTGAGTTATTTTTTTATCCCAAATTAAAAAACATTTAGTTGCATATAAATGTTCAATAAAGTAATTACCACCCCATATTATTTGATTTTTACTAACTCTATACAATTCTTTAAAATATAATTCATTAGGAATTGCATTATCCCATTTTTTATTGTCTTTAAATACTCTTTGTTCAATATTAATTCCATAAGGAGGGTCAACAATAGCTAAATCAAAATGTTTATCAGGATAACGAGCCATTAATGCCATGTTATCCTCGTTTGTAATTGTAAGCATTTAATTAAATTAATTTGTACCATCCTGTAATGGTGTATCATTCGTATCATCAATACGGCGATAACCCTCTTGCCAAAGAATCTTTGTGTATGCTATGGATTTTTTAATGACAGTATCCTCCGAATCTTTGGCATCCAAAAGGTGTCCGAGTTCATGGAGCAAAATTTCCAAATGCTTTTTTCCGCGTAAACGCGGATCCAAATATATTATCCCATCGCTCTCCGCAATGCCATGAGCTTGTTCCCTTCCTAGTTTCTTATAAATTATCTTTATTTTCACTTCTAGTCTTAATTATTTTTTTGAGATAAATAGCCAAATCCAATGCTTCCTCATATGCATGTTGTAACCACTCATCTTCTCTTAAATCAGTGCGATCCATTGTCGTTCCATATTCCGCTCGGCCCTTTTCCTCTCTAAATAATAAATCATCAATGATATCGTATAAAAGTTTACTCATTATTTATCCGTTTTATTATGATGCTTGCCGCATGTTCTGCATCTAAAAATTAATTTAATAACTCCGCTTGCTAATGCTCTTCGGTCCTTGATTACCAGGTCATCGCTGCCACACTCCGGACAACTGCCTTTGTGGTGGCCAAATATTACTCCGTAATGTGTTTTGGGTGCAATATGGTTTGATAGTTTCTTATGGACCTTCTCAAGCAATACAACATCCATCTTGCAATATTTAACCATCTTATCCATTGCAATTTGATCCTTTTTTAAAACGATGTTTTTCCACAAATCAAAATCCGTTTTAATCTTTGATCCGATGCCTAAATATCCGGCAATGTAATTAAGCTTATTGCTATTGAATTTAAATTTTGACCTTGATACTTTTAAAGTGTCAATGGTTTGGTAGGTTGGGAACATATCAATCCCATAAAATAAACATCTTGTCCGCACCCAAGACAAATCAAACTTATCACCATTATGACCAACCAACTCATCCGCTTCATTTACAATCTTAATAAAATCTTGAAGCATCTTTTTATCGCTTTGCTTTGCATCCCAGGTGAGCGCGTGAGTATCTTTGTCATCCTCCCATTTGTAACATATGCAAATAATGGCACGCTCGGTGATAATATTCTGCGGCCCAATGTTTAATTTAAACCCGCTTTGCCAAAAAAAACCAATGTTCGGACTTGTCTCGATGTCGAAATACAATCTCTTCCTTTTGGTTCTCGTTATCATAATGCGGGTTTAAGTGTAAAACTACTATTTTTTATGAGATAACTGATAACTAAATTCTCGCGGCTTATCATTCTCATGCTCCGCGTTCCATAACTGTTGGACTGCTTGGAACAATGACCAATCATCCGAGGTGTCATCTTTGGTCACCATCTGCCACCCAGGACCTTGGATGACTCCATTCTTACCATAGGTCCGAGTCTTTGCATTAAGCCATAAAATAGCCACGCCATCAATGTCCGGCATGTTATCGGATTGCTTAACCGAATGATTATATAATTCCTTATAAGCTGCCAATTGTAGCCAATAACTATTATATATCCCATTGCTTGTCTTAATGTCTAAAACATATGTTTTGCCATCAATGGTGCAAATGCGATCAAGCGTACCGGCAAACTTTAAATGATTGCTTACAAAGGTTTGCTCAATCATTGCATGTACCGGCTTATGGTTTACGCTGAATTCAACATAACGCTCAAACATATTCCACTCCTCCAAAGAATACTTTGGGCGGTTGTTATCATCCAATAATTTACACTCCATACCGTGATCGTAATCTTCGGTCAATTGGTGTACTGTTGAGCCACGGCGCCCGGCGTTATCTCTTATCTCATCTGCCTTTGAGCCAACCTCCTTCATCCATTGGATAAGGGCAAATGGCTTTGGATAAGCTTCAAGCAAAGTGGTGGCACTTGGGAAATAATTCCCATCTTCATCGTGGTAAAATCTGCCATCGACAAATGTTAATTGATTGGTTTTGGTTTTTACTAGCATGTGTATTCTTTTATGGTTTCGGTAATTACTTTGTCTCCGTTGTTGGCAATGACTGCGGTAGCAATTTGCTCAATCTCTTCAAG